GTTGAGTATCCATGTGTGTATATCCTTCTCCATCTATAACAACTGTTTTATCTGAAACTATTACTGAAACCTTCATTTTTTCTCCTAAGTCTTAATTATATAATTTACATCAATACTAGGCTGTTGTAAAGAGACGCTCGCAGCATTGATACCATGACCATGTGCACCGCCTCCACCTGTATTGTTAGCACCCACTGCGCCTGTTAGCGGAGAGTTGCTACCTCCACCTGAATTTCTATCAGAACCACTTAATAATGTGGCGTGACTATGTGATGCCATTGTATTGGTATCGATAGTATTGTTTGCAGCATTGATGCCAGAAATATTTGAGTTATTGGCTCCTCCCGTGGAAGCAATATTTTTGGTATTTGATTTTCCTATTGGAAAATTAGCACTTAAATCAGGAACATTAAAAGTGGTGGAACCATCTCCAGATCCGTAAGTTGTACTAATTACAGCAAAGAGATCAGCATAAGTGCTTCTAGATACCGCTGATCCATCACAGTTTAAATATCCTGAAGGCGCAGAAGAAGTTGGCCAAGGAAGAATACTACCAGTATCTACCCCAACTAAACCTTGAATATTTGATCCATCAAAATCATATCTTGTTGCTTCGTATGCTGCCATTTTTTTCCTTACGTTTTAATTATATAATTTACCACTAAATATGGTTGTAAAGTAGTAACTGCATTTCCTGAATTCATATTATGACCATGTGCTCCACCGTTTCCCGTGTTACTACTATTAATATTAGCTCCAGCTCTAGTACATCTATTTCCACCACCTACGTTCATGTTATAGTCAGCAGGATCTCCTCTACCATTAATGGTATGAGAGTGACTTCCGAGTTGTGCAGTTGTAAGAGTGTGATTTGCTAGTGATCCACCACTCATAGTTGCTGTATTAGCACCACCAGTTAAACCAGGGCTTTCAAGATTACTTACCGATTTAATAACATTGTCTTGTGTATCAGGAACATTGAAAGTTGTAGATCCATCTCCTGATCCATAAGTTGTGCCTATGACTGCAAATAAATTTGCATAAGTTGATCTTGAAACCGCTGCACCATCACAAGGAAGATACCCACTTGGTGCAGTCGCAGTTGCCCAAGGTATTATTGTTCCTGTAGATAGACCCTGGATACCAGTAATAGCAGCACCATTGAAGTCATATTTTGTAGCTTCGTATGTTGCCATCTATTATTTCTCCTTATAAGTCCAGCCTACTGTCGCGTCTCCTGAATAAACTAAAGTAAAACCAGCACCTTCTGGACTTACTGTTAGATCGGCAGCTGAATTTGTAATATTTGAACTATTTCTACCAACTGTTAAAGCATTAGTATCAAAAGTATATTTTGAATCTACAAATGTTACTTCATCTCCAGTTGAAGGAGAAGCAGGTAAAGTAATAGTTAAAGCTCCTCCAGATGTATTAGCTAAAATCTGAGCTCCTGGTTGAACTGTTTCTGCTGAAGAAATGGCTCTCCATTTTTTAAATTCTAAATCTTTTACAATATCAGTTCCGTTTGCATGACAAATATAAGAATGACCTTCACAAAGTAAAAAACCTGTTTGACCTGTAACTTTAAATGTTAAAGTATTTCCTGCATGATCAGTTCCATCAATTACGTTAAAAAACTTTTCAATTCCTGTAGGAAAGTTTACAGTTCTGTTTGCAGCAAGTGTGCCTGTAAATTTCAAAGTCATATTTCTTGCATTTGAAATTGTAGCATCAGTCATTGCTAAAGTTACATCTGCTGATGCAACATCAATTTCTTGATAACCTGAAATTGCTTGTTGAATTAAGTTTAAATTTGTATTAGTTTTATCGCCCCAAGTACCAGAGTTTTCCCCTGTTACCATTAGTTCGATTTTTAAATCGGTCGAATAACTTGATGCCATTTTAGCTCCTTATAATTTTTATAATATACATTTTTTAGGCTGCAAGATCAACCTCGGTCCATGTATTGCTTACTCCTGGGTCTATTTCAGACCATGCTGTTATTTTAATAGTTCCTGACGCACTAGTCAAGGTAGTACCAGTAACATCTACATCAGCATTAGCGATTGTTCCTTCATTTCCTAAAGAAATAGTTAAGTCATTTCCTGTTACATTATAAGCAGTTTCTTGACTAACTTGGCCAATTGAACCGATAATTTCATTTCCAGTTTGTAAAGTATTAGCATCAGCTACAGTAACTACACTTGCAATTGAGCTATTTAAAGATTCTCCTGAAACACTTACTTCAACATCTGTAAAAGCATTTTCAGCTCCAAGAGATCCTGTTAATTGTTGCCCTGTTACAACTACATCAGCATTTGCTTGAGTAGTTACAGACCCTATTGCAGAGTCTATCTGTTCTCCTGAAACTAATGGACTTACCCCGATATCTAAAGTTACACTAGCTAAAGAACTATTAATTTGTTTTTCTGTAATATTTACAAATACATTACCGCCTGCTTGAATATCAACTAGAGCAACAGCAGTGTTTAATTGATTACCTACTAACGATAAACCTTGAGTTTGTCCAACATTTGAAGTTAATCCAATTCCAGTTAAAGTTAAATTAGCATCTCCAGTAACTGTTTCTGTGCCAACTGAAGTTTGTAACTGTTCTCCTGTTTGAAGAGTATTAGCATCAGCTGTAACTTGAGATATAGAGTCTAGTGTAATAGTTGCTGAAACAGATCCTGTTTGTACAGAATAAGCGTCACCCCATACCAACGATCCAAAAGAATCTCTACCCCATCCAGCACCAATTAAAAAATTATCATCAATTGTTGCTGTTCCTAAATTTGAATTTATAGATGAACCAGTAACATTTACACCAATATCAATAACAATATTGTTACCTGCATTAATTGATAAATCTTCACCTGATAATAAAATATCTGCAGATGAACCTGCTACAACTCCTGAATTAGTTAAAGTTAAAGATTCACCTGTTACATCGACATTTGCATTTGCTAATGATGTTATTGATCCTACAGAAAATGTAGCTTGAATTCCTGTTACTTGAGGAGAAGTTCCTGATAGATCTCCCCATTCATTTTCACCCCAAGTATCTCCGCCCCAACCAATTTGGAGCTCGTTATCTATAGTAACAGTTCCTGGTGAAAATGTAGCTGATAGGCCACTTAAGGTAAAGGATTGATCACCGAGTGTACCCCAGTTCTCGAAACCCCATGTGTTTGAACCCCAAGTAGCCATATCATTTTAGTCTCTCTTTTTTTAACTTAATTACGCAAGTCTAATGATAGCTGCACTTGTTGTAAATGCAGGGAACTGAATTGTAAATGTTCCAGAAGTTGCAGTTTTATCACCACCAAAATCTAAAACAGCTACTGAAGGATCACCTGCTACAGTATCATTATAAATTAAAGCACCTCTTGCTGTCAAAGTTACTCCAGTAAAAGACAAGTTTGCAAAGTTTACAATTGCAACACCTGATGCAACAGAAGTTTGTTGTGATTGAAGAACTCCACCTCCAGCTACGTATTGTCCAGATGCGGATACTTCACTTCCTGTTGTATATGAAGTTGTTGCAGCTGATAAATTTGCAGCTGATGTATAAAGTGCTAATTTAAAACTGTTTCCACCTGTATCTAAATCATGTACACCATCTAATAATTCTTTTTTAAAAGAATTTGTAATCGCTTGGTCTATTGCCATTTTATTTACTCCTTATAAATAATTAATTGTTAGGTGAAGGTGAAGGTATTTTGACCCTCGGTACTCCATCTAAATATTCATCTCTTCTTCTTCTACCCATTTGTTCTAGAGCATAAGATTGGATAGCTTCATTATACCTGTTTTGATAAAGGTTGTACATATCAGCAGGCCCTTTTAAATAACCATAAGCCTCTACTAAACAAGCATATAAAATCAAATCTGGAGCTTTATTAGAAATATCTGTTGTTTGATTAGTTGAACTAAGTGCTGGAGGAGTAGCAATATAGTTTAATTGAATTTGATACGTTGAATCAGGCGTTGGTGCTACAACAATATTATTTGCATCCCAATTAGCCCAATATTTAGGTAATCCAGTCACCCCACCATTATTATATTCTGAAATAAAACTAGTATCTCTTTTATCTAAAAAAGTCCTATCTGAGCCATTGATAACTTGAATAGATCTTATGATTTGAGTATCAGGTAAAACGACATATCTATTACCTGAAGTAAAATTAGATGTTGCATATTTTCTTGCATAATCTGCATCTACTTCTCTAAAAATTCTTAATTCTGCATCTCTA